GTAACCATTTTGGTAGATGCTCATATGCTAACTGAAGTCTGCCCAGCAAGTCTCGCGCTGTTGCAGCCTTATTCGCAAGGATTGCCACATTTACGTTTGGATTAAATAAAACGTAATGCATCAAATATGCAATGATAGTAGTAGATTTTCCCGACTGTCTGGGTAACTTACAGATGGTAAAACGATTCTCATGGAATGTTCCTACCATCTCCTTCTGAAAGTTATACAGATTGAATGGAACAAGGCCTTCGTCAAGAGATACAATCTTAATATACTTTTGAATAAAGTATAGAGGATCGTTCATACACTTTGTGTATTCTTCAACCTCTTCTCCAGTCCACTCTTGAACTATATTAGCCTTCTTTAGATTAGGATTACCCAAATAAACTGATTCAGACATTACGTTTCCTTAGTTTTTCCCTTTATCAGTTTTTGCAACTCTTTTGTAGAACCAACAAATAATGCGTTGGTCACACTCTTGGGCCCGTGGTTTGGCACCTCTTTGAGTTTCCTCATCTTCTCTTGTAGATCACCTAATTTCTCGGTAACCTCTGCGACTTGTTTGATAAGATTTCCAGCAACCTCGTATGCTCTTGGATGTTCGCCTTCCTTTGCGAGTTCAAGTATTCCGTCAATTGCAGCCGAACCCTTTTCAACCAGATTATAAAAGTTATCTCTTTGATATGTGTAATCATTATCTATATCATTCTCATCAGTTAACTCTGCTGACCAGCGACTAGTTTTTGATTTTGGGGGAACTGTATTTTCATCAGCTTCGAAAGGGGTAACCCCTGCAATTTCTAAATCCGAGGCCGAAGCATCGGGGCCTTCAAATGGTACACCAATATCGAAAGCAGAAGGCCAATTTTGTAATGACTCTTGTACAACTCCCAATTCTTTATCAATTTTTTTCATATTCATTTTTTCATTTTCAACCACTATTCATCTTCACCTGTTGCTGGATTATATTCTTTTGCATCCTGATAAAAAGATGATGTTTCATTAAATCCAAAATCATCATCTGCATCAGCACTTGTTGGATTTGGTGTAACAGTAAGTCTTTGTTCTCTCTTAGGTGAAGTATCCGGCAAATCGGTATACTGATCAACTTGTACAGTCTTGATGACCTTACTAGAAGTAACGGGGCCATAGAGATAAAATTTGCATGTGAAATCTAGAGTATAGATTAAAGACCTTCTTTCTGCAAAATCCCCATCATAGTCATCTTCATATGAGATACTATTGAGAATAATAGGAACATCTTTTTTAACACCCATATCTGCATTGTCATTAATAGTTAATGTATAGTCTGGTTGAAAGTAAGGAAGAATCTGTTCGATAATCTGTAGTGCATCGTCAGCCTGTTTTGAAAGAATATAAAGTTCAAAACCAATATTATAGGGAACAGGCATATATTGAGTGTCAAGTTGTTCTGACTTATCGGACTTAACCTTCTTAAACTTCTGAACGCGATTCAACTTTCGCGTAGGGTCATAAGTAAGTCCTGTAATTTCAAAACCAATACGAGGTAAAGTGACTGCAATCTTTTTTGTTAAATCAGGGTCTTCTGCAAGACGAACAAGAAACTTCTGCCTTGGCCCATATGCCAACGGCACCTTCATGGTCTGCTGTATTACACCGTCATTGTTCTTTCGAACCAACTGAATATTATTAAAAACTGTACCAAATGCAACAACTACGTTGCGAATAGTTTCATGGTAGAACTGCTGTCCAAGCATTAATTTATACTCCCTGCATCGCCGAATGGATTCGATTCACTGAAGTCCAGTACCGCATCATCCAATGTGTCAAATAACTCATTTTGGGCTTGTCGATCAAGATCATCATCGCCTCTGGTTCCCTGTCCTATTATATATGACTCCTGTATAATATACTCATCACCGCCTGTTTCAAGTAGAATACTCTCGCCACCAAGATTAGTTTCATCTTCACAGATAATATTATCACTGTCAGTCTCATCCAACAACAATCCACTGCTGTCACTGCCCGGGCTGTAAATCCTAATTCCTTGATTAATAGTAACAGCCGCAGTCTGTTCAAGAGTAACTTGATGATCAGAACTTGCAAGAGATGATTGATCTTGTACTTCATCAATTTCAGTGATACCTGTATCCAGTGTTTCGGAACTGTAATCGAATATCTGACATGACATTTTATATACAGGAAGGTTATCTAACTGGTAGAATGGCTCTTCATCTTCAACAGATTTTATCTCAAACAACATATTAAATATTGGGTGATATATTAAATCTGCTTCATATGGTCTATCTAAACCTGTTGGTGCAGTGTCCTTTATAATATAGAATTCTTCTCCTTCAAATGCTGTTGTACCAATAGTACCAGATTCTTGAAGGATAGCGCCACCAGAATCATCTGTAGCAGATTCTATTGCAATTTGTTTGGATAGTACTTGGAATCTGGGAACTGAAACAACAAATGTAACTGCACTCATATCCTGTAAACCAAATTTACTCATTAGCAAATCGTCGCCACGCCAACCCTGATTATCTTCAACATACATCTCAATTTTTCTAGCATGTTCAAATTTTAATAATGCATCTTCTCCTAAAAGAGTATCCTCAGCAACTTCCACTCTATCAACATAATATACATCGTGCCCATAAATCTGAATAGCTTCTGCAACCAAGTCGGAGTATAGAGATTGCTCAGTAGCAATTGTTGCGACATTACTAGTATGAAAAAAGGAATTAACAGACATGAAATCAACCCACCATATAGTTGATTGGTAACTCAAACGTGAGTTGAATTTGTTCTTCTAACTTATTAATCTCTTCTACTGCTTGTGAATAGATGGTTGTACCATCCATAGTAACACCACCGAGCATAGCAACACCACTGAACTTGGATAGGTTTGCGCCCCACTGTTGTTTAATCAAAGCAGTTGCGTATCTCTTGAGGAAGATATCATCATAGATATCTGTGTATGTTGCTGGGTCTATTTTACGATAACATTCTATAATGATGTAATCTTGACCAGCAACAAAGTCGTTCGTCCAATCTGCATCAATGTATAGGCGGTTCTGGTGTTGGTTAAATCGAATCGGTGTTTCACCAACAAGGATGTGTTCCAAAAGGTCAAGGTTATCCATGGCCATTTGATACTGAATGACAGAGGTAGAGGACAGGTCATACAGGTCATTAAGACGCAGTTGATAATTAATATCAAACATGTTACCACCGCCACCCGTGCCTGTAAATGGCCAGACCTGTATCACAGATACGACAGCAGAAGGCATAGGAATATAATTATTGCCCTCTAGAAAACTGCCCGTGACAGAACTATCTACGGTATCTGTCGAGGTGGTGGTTGTATTTGCAATCCCGCGAGCAGTATCAGCAGCTGTAATTAAATGTTTCAGGTACATTTTCTCAATACCATCATAGTGGTATTGAGCAAAATACTGGAGTGCTTCGTCCAACCGATCATCTATCTGATCGTCTGAAACATTTATATCAATAACACCGAAACCAAGAGCTCTGAGACAGTATGTTTTTAATGTAGCTTTAGTTGAAGGTATAGCCATTCTATCTTCCTTTTCTACATATTTATATGTATACTGTTCTCAATAATCTCCCTAACAGCAGCTGGTGAATAATTTACCCAGCAACGTAGGCTTTACCTGCTGTGACCGCGCCGGTATAAGGCGTTTTACTCTTGCTTGAATCGCTATACCAAGAGTGCGTTGCTTGTAATTCAAGATGATCGGTATTGCGTGTTACCATTAATTTAACTTCATCAGCACTGCCATACATCTCCAGTGCATCAGCATCGTCAGCAGCTGTTGCATTGATTAGTGTTACGCTATCGTCCATTGCAGAAAAGTGTGCAGCAATCTCAGCTACGGTTGGTGTATCGGCCATTATATAAGCCCTCCTTTGTTATGTTAATACTATTTATAACGCTACTCACTACTTAATTTTAATTTTAGTTCATCGATTTCAGCAGATAGTTCTTTAATCGCATTGACCATCGCCCAAGTAATAGGATCATTGTTTACCGAAAGCATTCCATAGTCGTTCCGCTCTATAACAGCTTCTGGGAAAACTTCCCTAACCTCTTGAGCAATAGCACTGGTGGTCAAGATATCTTGTGGGAGATTTTCTTGACATCCCTCAAACTCAGGAATCTCATTCAGTTCTTCATTCGACTTATAAAAGAATGTGCAAGGAACCAGTTGATTAATTTCCTTGAGGCCCTTTTCACTTGGCTTAATATCTTTCTTGATGCGTCTATCAGATGTTGCCGTCCATGCGGTTGAATTATTACCCTGATATACAGCACCAGTGCTGGGTGCAATAAATCCTGTGCTATTGCCTTTACCTACTTGATTCAAGTCACCAATGACAATTTGATTTGCTCCAGCTGCGGCCGAAGGGTCACACCCTTGGCCAATAATAATATTATACGAACCAGTGGTGATTACATCGCCAGCAGAATAACCTATTGCTACATTACTGGTCCCGGTGGTGACGAGTTGCGCCGCATAGTTGCCCATAGCAGTATTATACCCACTAGTGGTGGCGGCACCAAGAGCATCATGGCCAAATCCACAGCTGTGACTACCCGTTGTATTCGCATCAAGAGCACCATAACCAAAGGCATTATTGTGCGCTCCCGTTGTACTCGCACCAAGAGCAGTATAGCCGAAGGCATTGCTGTTAGACGCTGTGGTATTGGCATCCAGAGCAGTTACGCCAACAGCAGTGTTTTGACCGCCGGTGGTATTTGCGCCAAGAACAGCGTAGCCCAGTGCTGTGTTATTAGCTCCAGTTGTGTTGAGGGCGAGAGTACTGCCGCCAACTGCTATATTAGAATTAGCAGTGGTATTAGAAGTAAGAGAGTTCTGGCCTAGGGCTAAATTCCACTGGCCTGTGGTAGTAGCATCCAAGGCCCAATTGCCTATGGCAAGATTACTAGCGCCGGTAGTTATTGCTCCTCCGGTCGGATAGCCAATTCCTATATTATTAGAAGCTGTAGTATT